TTCGAAGTTACCTATATTTATTTTTCTATTAACACCACAAATAAAAACCGGGTTATTAGAAACTGTTAATTCACTAGACAAAATATCTACCACCTGTTCAATAGAAGGATTATTTGATTGCTCGCCAGCTGTTGGAGTTATCTTAGGCATAAACACCAACCAGGCTAGTGATGTAGTCAAGAGTAAAGGAAGCCTGTTCTTTAATGGTTAGCTCATCTGTGTTCATAACAAGATCTGCAATATCGCAAATCTCATCTGTCTGTTTTTCAGAAATATGATTCATCTGCTCCTCACTCATAAAGTGACCATCTCTAGCAAACATGCGTTCATTACGAACGTCATCGGATGCAGTATAGCACACAACTACACCATTTTCTTGATTAAGGATTGCCTGAGCTTCATTTAGAAAACGAACATCGGAAACTATAACACAAAAAGGCTTAGCTTCAACATCTTCAGGAAGACCCCTAATATAAGACAGGTGCATGTCATTAGCTTTTCTTATAGCCCACTTGCAGAAGCACTCGCCATCATGGCTTCGACAAATATCTCCAGCCTTCTGCAAAAACGAACGAGGTTTAACACCCTCTGGCTCTATCGGTAAATGGTAAATATCTCTAACCATAGAAGCCATATCATCATATGGAGGAACGTCGCCTATAGGTGAGTTCCCAAATATATTATATAGGGTTTCATGTATACCATACATCTGACGTATCTCTTGACGAGAACCACGAACACCCTTTTTAATTGAAGCCAGCTCATACAAAGGAAGAGCAAAAAATATGTGATCCCAGACAATAGCATTTGCCATGGCATCAATTCTAGCCTTGGGAGATATAGCCTCAGCAACAGACGTTTTACCTGTAGCAGCCTTGCCAGCCAAACCTAGAATAATTGGTTTATTAGGATTGAATCCATCTCTTTTCACACGCATATTATATCACCTATATCTTAGAAATGCTTTTCTTTCTATCTTGAAGTTGATCTAAAAATTCATTAGCTAAAGCGTCAGGTTCCCAAACAAAAGCTCTAGGAACCTGAACAACTCTAAAATTAAACTCGGCTTTAATCTCTTCAACCGTCATCAGAAGTGGCATAAGGGCAGCGTTTTTGCATCGCCATCTACCACTTACCTGATTTGCAACAACCGCAGAGTCTGTGTAGATAATTGGATCAACCAAATCTGCCATCGAACAAATCAAAAGCCCAGCTATAACAGCTTCATACTCAGCCTCATTATTTGTTCTAGGACCTAAGCCCCTAGCAAACTGAGCTATCTTTTTTCTATTCTTGTAAACGACAACACCACAAGAAGCTTCACCGAACTTCTTTTGCCCTTGGCCTCTTGAGGCGCCATCGCAGAAAACCTCTATATTCACTTTGCATCCCTAGTTAAAATAGAATGGAAGTCTAACAGCATGTCTTGCATCTCGGAAATAGAATAATTACTTCTTTCATCCTCATTCATCTTTACAAGATAATATTCTATTGAAGTCTGAACTTCAGATAGCCTACAAATACAATCATCAATCGACTCTAACTCCGCACTTGATACCATAGTTTTTTGCTGTCTCCAATACTCTTTTTTCTTGCGCCGAAGTAAAAACCTGTATAGTTCTTATCAACGAATATCTTTCACTATTGTACTCTACCTGGGTGGGAAAATCTAACGCATCTCTTTTTTCCGAATAGAACTCGTCAGAAGACGACACAGATTTATAATGAGCTATAAACATTGTGACTCCTATTAATATGTATTAAAATCTGAATCAAGATAAGAACCTTTTTCTTCTCTATAAGAAGCTATCTGCATAGACTGCACCTTATCCATAAGCTTCCTAGAAGACTCAGAAGCGATTCTTGCAGCAGTCTCTATAGACTCGGCAAGATGTACAACAGCCTCGCAAACAACCAAAGCTGAATACTCATCTTCGGCCGCACTCATAGCGTTAGCTTCTCTTTCATCTTCGTTTCTGCCAACCTTGTTGGATTTATAAACCTTCTTGTACGCACCCTCAAGCATCTTGTACTGAGCCCTAGCTATGCCAGCAAATCTGGCAGCACGACCGTAAACGTTCGAAGATCGAGCAACTAGAGAAGCCAAGTTTTCTATACCCAAGTCCACCACATCAGACTCTGGTATCTCCACATAGTACATATGTTGCCTATCGACATCTGCGTAGGCTGTAACTATTTCGTTTAGCTGAGGACCCAGAAAACTTGATAAAAGCTCCTGGATCTTATCAACAGACTGTAAGTTCATTAAGACTTCTCCATGTCTATCAGTGTCACATACTCTTCGAGATCACACTCAATTATAGCATCTTTGATCTTGCTGCGTATCTTAACCAGATGCTCACGAACAGTATTGGGATGTTCATTTATTTTTTGAGATATCTGACTTGACCGGTGCCCATCAACATACCTCCACTTCAAAAGCTGCCGCTCTTGAACCGTTAGTCTATCAAACGGAACCATGTTTGACTCACCCATGACCCAGAATTCATCTATCTTATCTGCCGCCAGCATCTGTTCTAAACTATACTCTACCGGGTCAGCCTTAAATCCAACATGCTTCTCTTCAGAATCTTCATCACCAGTAGACTCATCGGCTAGCAACGGGAACGTTTTCCTACCCAACTGATCGATAAGAAAAACATCTACATTTTTCTTTAATAAATAGAAAAAATAACTATAAAGAAAACCACTAAAAGGTATACTACCCTTTCTTTCATATCTGTTTATACACTGAAAGAAAGTCATATATACAGTCTGCTTAATGTCTTCTTCGTCACCATACCTTCTTGCCATATAGTGAATACCCCTCATGCACTCGTTAACATTTTTAATTACGGCTGGAGTAAACTTTTGTTTCATTAAAGAAAAACGAGTACCAGGATCTTTTATAAAAAGAGAGACAAACCTTCGGATATCATAATCATTTAAATTATACTTACCATAAAAAAGAAGAGAAGAATATTTAGTAAGAAAATTGCTGAAGACTTTAAGCAATTCTTCTTGATGTTTAGATGAGCCAGTTTTGGCAAGCCTGATTAGCTCCTGCATTTCTTCTTCATCTAAAGAATAATACTGTTCCTTATAACTTTTTTTAGGCTTAGCCTTATCTTTTGTTTTTGTCTCGGTCATTTTTTACCTTCCCAATTTATAATATATTCTGCATACTCATCTCTGATATCCTCATAATAAACAACAGCCGGAACTTCTATCTCTGCCATAAATTCTCTTGCTGCCTTGGAATACTTTCCAATAACACAAGTAAGTCTAGAAAACTCATCTGGATAATACCTCTTAAATCTTTTTAGTTTAATTTTACTTTTATCATCTAAGTATCCTTTAACCTCTATCCAATCAGAATTGTTCCCTAGAAAAAAATCTGGAGTGTAAGCTTTAGTTCCCCTCTTAATAGGAAAAGCAAAAACAGTAGGTTCAAAATCAAACTCTATTTTATATATATTTAAAACACGAACAAAATTTGCTTCCCAACTAGATCTAACATTCAGACCTATATCCTTCCTGAATCCAGTCCTGGTATATCTGTACGCATTACCAGCACTCCTCTTAACTACCCCGTCATGTTCGAGAATCTCTTGATCCATCGACTTGTTTCTGATATTATTGAGGTTCGGATGCTTAACGAAGGAAGATTTTTCCAAAAAAAAGTCCTTGGACTTGACAACATATGGTTCCATTGTGGTATCCTATCACTCGTGAAATTGCAAGTACCTTTATTATACAACATTTTTTAAGTAAACACAAACAATAAAGGAAAGAAGAAAAAATGAACACACTTTCACTCATCACCAACAGCGTTATTCAGCAGATCAACGAGCAGACAATCGATGATCTACTGAACATGGGCTTTAGCCACGAGCGCGCTGTTAAGCTCGTAACCGAGTTTGACGAGTTTGATCTGGTTCAGGATTCAATCGACAATCCAGTCGAAGACTTCTGATACCAAACCCTTAAAAGAGGGGGTCGGGAAACCGGCCCCCTCTTTTTTATTACCTGTTTCTATTTCTAAAAACTCCGGTTCCACACGCACCAGAAGCTGCGTGATCGCAAAAAGAACAAACCCTAGTATTAGAAGTGGGCGTAAAATTAGTGTCGTGCACGATATTATTCATCTCTCTGATAAGACGAACCTTTACATCCTCAACATCATCGTCAGTAAAAAGGTGACCCTTTTTTCTGCCTGACCTTAGATAATAGAGCTCGGCATAGACGTCCTTGTCAGGGAACATATTCTTCATAGCCAGAGCATAAATACCAAGCTGAAGATTCGTGGGTATATCCTTTGGTGACACTTCCCACTTACCAGTTTTATAGTCTACGATATGGACTACATCGTCTTCAATATCGACTCTATCTATAAAACCTCTAACTCTATAAGATCCTATTATTAAATCAAAACCTAATTCTTTTTCATATATATTAAAAGTCTTATCAAAGTTTTGATCATAAAACTCATCGATAATCACATTGCCGGCATCAAGCAGTGCTTGTGGTATCTGATTCTTAGGGTCCCAAACAGGAATAGTTTTACTATATTCTACTTTCAATTCTTGATGATCTAAACGTTTATCTTTTTCCAAAACGTTTTCAAATACTTCATGAACAATATTACCAAGAACTGCGGCAGGAGCAAACTGCCTGGGCTCTTTAGAAATATAGGAATAAAAATATTTAGCAGGACACATCTTATATGTGTCTATTCTAGAATAAGAAAAATCTACTAAACCAAGTTTTTCTAAATCAGTTAAATCATCATAATTCTTAACGGGTATTGACAATACAACTCCTAATTTAATTCATTTGGATCAAAGATCAACTGGCCGCTCTCATCAAACTCTCTACCAATTTCATCTAAGAAATGTCCATTATACTTATTTCTAAAAGATCCTTCACCGACTGGAACCCAGCCAGTATCACCGATCTCCATAAAATCATCTTCCAAATAAGGCCACACAATAACACCCCCTAACTAAAAGTGATATCTGAAATACTTTCTATATTCATATAGTAATCTAAAAGAAGTCGTAAATCGTGCATTTCTTGCTCATCAGCATAAAAACCCATAATCCCACAAGAAACAAACGTCTTAATTGGTTCATTCGTATTAGGATCTGCATACTCGGCAATAGTGACATTGCCCTTCTTCATCTTATTAATAATAAAATTATTCATAATCACTCCTCGTATATCGTAATAGGATTCCAGTTAGGATCATTCAACTTCTCACGCATATCATTAACGTAAGAGTCCCAGTCTCTTTCATCCTCAGACTTCTTCTGATACCTAACCTCACCCTTAAAGGGATTAGTCTTAAAGCGCGTTATAATTAAACGACCCTGCTGAGTCTTCCATCTTAAAACACCACTAGTACAATCACAGTAATCATCTCTATCAGCATCTATGCGCCCCTCAGGGTCATATCTACCACTACAGTCCGCACACTTAGCATACTTACCTTTGTCTGCGCAACGATTGCATGAATTGCAAAATCTCCAACAATCTCTTGTTGAAGGATTTCTGTACGTTCCTTTAGCAGCCATTATACCTCCAGGCTTATAATACTATTAATAGATTCTTCAACCTTAGGAGAAGCATCTAAATTAAACTTATACAAATATTTGTGGCGACCCTCATTAACCTGCAAAAACACAGGTCTATCACCTCTTGCAGAACTAATTATATCATAAATCTTTTCTACAACCGAGGCAGAGAGTGCTTTATCTACCTCAAAAACCATTGCTCTACCAGAAGACATCATATGAGAATCAATCTGCTCACAAGAAGAATAATATAACTTGTTTAGGGCATTCTCGTCGTCGCCTTCTTTAACAACGTTTCCAGATATAATATATATATCACCTTTTTGTATTTCTCTTGTCAGCTTCTTTGCATCGCGGGGAAATATAATAACTTCAACATCAGAAGATATGTCTTCTAAAACAATCTTATACATCTTATGACCCTTTTTGGTCGTAATGTTTTTAACTGATGTAACTATTCCGCCAACTCTTATATGAGAACCTGCTTCTTGCTCATCAAGATTTATAATCTCACAATCAATCTTCTTGTAAAGAATATCCCATATGCCTGCAACCGGGTGATCCGTAACATATATACCAAGCTCATCCTTTTCTGACTCTAAGACTTCAAGCTCACTTAATCTACCAACCTCTGGCGCATCTTCTATAAGAAGCTCATCAAAAGCTCCGGCTCGAACCAAATGCTCTAAAGTACTTTTCTTTAAAACAACTGGATCACATCTTCTAAAGAAGTCAAATATATTTTCAAAAGGATGATCATCATCCTGACAACCAACAATCGCTTCTGCTATAGAATGTCCAATACCACTTACAGCTGACAAACCAAAAATAATTGTAGATTTATCAATGACTTCAAAATCTATTTTTGATCTATTAATTGACGGAGCCAAAACATCTATACCCAGCTTTCTACAGTCAGAAAGATATAGAGCCTGCTTGTCTTTATTTCCAACAACAGAACTCATAAGAGCAGCCATATACTCTACGGTATAGTTTGATTTAAGGTAAGCTGTTATGTAGCTGATCATTGCATAGCTGGCGGCATGGGCTCTGTTAAATCCGTAGCCACCAAAGTATTCAATATCAGAGAATATTTTATTAGCAAGAGTTTCAGTTATATCAGAAGACTCGACACAACCTTCAACAAACTTAGATCTCATTTGAGGTATCTTGTCCATCAACTTCTTGCCAATAACTTTTCTTAAATCATCAGCTTCTGCTGAAGTGAAACCAGCCAGCTCTCTTGCTACACCTAAAACATCCTCCTGATACAGCATGATCCCCAAAGATGGCTCTAGTACCTCTTTGAGTTTCGGGTGCTCATATGTAACTTTGCTTCGACCATGCTTACGATCTATATACTCACGGTCCATACCAGAGCCCATGGGACCAGGTCTATGCAAAGAGATCAGGGCCATTATGTCTTCAATGCTTTTTGGCTGAAGCGCAACCATCATCTGACGCATGGAGGAAGATTCCAACTGGAATACACCGATACAGTTACCCTTACAAAGCTCGTTGTATGTAACTTCATCGTCAAGAGGTATATCCTCTACATCTATATCGATACCTCTATGCTTTTTTACTAGGCGAACACAGGAATCTATAACACCTAAATTACGTAAACCTAGAAAATCTATCTTAAGGATTCCACATTGCTCTACCCGACCCATATCCCACTGAGTTACCAGAGGATTGTCAGAACCCTTTTGCATGACTGGGAGATAGTCAACAAGTGGGCCACGAGAAATAACTACGCCCGCAGCGTGTATACCGGTCTGCCTAACAATGCCCTCTAAGCCAAAAGCTGTATCTATAATCTCTTTTGAAACAGGATTAGAGTTGTATTCGGATACGAAATCTTCTACGTCCATACACTCTGAGAGCGTCTTAGAGATGCCTAGAACGGGCGGAGGGACGAGCTTAGATACCGTGTCACCCTCAGAGAAGCCGTAGCCAAGAGCTCTTGCAGCGTCTCTTATAGACTGTCTAGCGCCAGTCTTATTGAAGGTGCAAATATGAGCAACTCTATCGTGACCATATTTCTCTCTAGCATAATCTATAACTTTGTCTCTATATCGGTCATCAAAGTCAAGGTCAATATCTGGCATTGACTTTCTTCCCTCAACAAGGAACCGCTCAAACATCAATCCGAACTTAATCGGATCTAAATTCGTTATCTCAAAAGCATAAGAAAGAACACTGCCGGCAGCAGAGCCTCTACCCCATCCAACTCTTACGTCATTATTCTTAGACCATTTAACAAGATCGGAAACAACCAAAAAGTATTCAGGGAAACCCATCTCTTTAACAACTTTGATTTCATGCTTTGCACGTTCGATAACATCATTAGGTAAAGGATCTCCATATCTTTTCTTTAAGCCCTCCCAAGCTAGTCGCTCAAAATATTCTACAGAAGTTTCTTCAGTAGGTATAGGAAAATCAGGGAAATATATTTCCCCAAATCTTAAGTCTAAATCAACCATATCGCAAACATCCATACTGTTTCTTAACCACTCTTCAGAGAATGTTTGACACATTTCTTCATAGGACTGAAGATAAAAATTATCTCCAGTAAAAGAAAACCTATTTTCAGTATGAATCGTTGCGTTAGTAGAAACACACAACATAATGTCATGTGCCTTAGCGTCTTCACGGTGAACATAATGACAGTCGCCAGAAGGAACAACTTTGGCACCTATCGTTTCAGCTATTTTAACTAGATCAGATATGATACCGATTTGCTCACGCAAACCATGATTATGAACTTCTATAAAATAGTTTTCCTTACCAACTATCTCCTGCATTTTGGCAGCAGACTGTAGAGCAAAGTCATAATCCCCTCTAAGCAGAGCTTGAGCCACTTCACCATTAAGACAGCCAGAAAGAACTATCAAACCATCACTATGCTGAGAAATTAGATCATGATCAACTCTAGGTTTAACGTAATAGCCCTCTAAATAAGAGCGAGAAGATATCTTAATTAGATTATCATAACCAGATTTATTCTTAGCTAAAACAGTCAGATGGTAAGGACCGCGCTGCTCCCACTCGTTTTTAGCAGGGCCAGAACGCTCCTCTTCATCTCTATCAAATCTAGTTTTCCTAGCCTGATAAAGCTCAGAACCAAGAATTGGCTTTACACCAACAGCTGTGCCAGCATCATAAAAATCTAACCAAGAATGTATATTTCCATGATCCGTAGTAGCAATACCTGACATACCAAGCTTCTTAGCTCTATCCAGATACTGCTCTATATCCCCATGTCCATCAAGCATGGAGTACACAGTATGGTTATGAAGATTAGTCCAATTTTTCACGAAATTCCTCTACCGCCATCTGAGTCCTTTAAGGCCTCATTTCTAATCTCACGATAAGTAATAATAACTACCCCGCCACAATACTTGCACGGGACAGGCTTACCCTCTTGTGCAAAAGGGCTGTTGTACATATATTTATCTGGCTGATCTGAATGACACTCAGAGCAAACGCCAACTACATCATCAGGATTTTCCACTGCCATGGTCTACCTCCTTTCTTATACTAACGTAGGCAAATCTTATTGGCGAAGGAGAGGTAGGTTCGTCTGTCTCAACATACCTATCGCCAATCTTAACCCACTTATTTTTTCTCTCTAACGAACATTCACCACATCCGACACCTGCAGCATTTGCTCTCTCGCAAGTGAAAGGTCTACCGCCTATGCCAAGCTGACGTCTTCTAATCCAGTCGTTAATATGGCTATTGCTCTTCTCAACATTATAGTCCTCGCAATTGCTGAGTATTCCATGAAGAAACTTAATAGACTCCTCATTATATGAAAGAATAGAACACAGAAACAGTCTTGCCTCATGCTCTAAAAACTTAGTATCAATCGCCTGCTGCCACAATCTCTTTACTGCCGTACATCCCTCTAATAATCTCTTGGGAGTAAACTCTTTATCGTACTCCTTATATTCCTTAAATGCAGTAGAACCATGCTTATTGAAATAAGCCATGAAGTCCTTAGATCTTTCCTTGTCTATCTCTAGATCATAGATATGTTCACGAAACCACTCATTAGCCTTAGGATCAAAAGTCTGCTCATCAACAGTATTGTCAGATCTTTCACCGCAATACTCGACTATTGAGTCAATACCTGATCTGAAAACGTCATCAGACAAAAGATTCTTATACAGACCAGTATCTTGATGAACTGAACCCTCAAGTCTCCACATTCTTCTAGCATCATAAACGCTAAAGTCTAAACTGCTAAGCTCTAACTTTTTCTGCAGCTTTCCGGCTATCCATCTATAAATGTTTGGAAGATTGTTGGATGGATTCACCCCCAGCGTGACAGCCTCACACTCTATATGAAAACCCTTTTTGCCAGTGAAGTACACAAGGACAGCATTCTCTGGAACAAAGGACAGCAGATACTCATACAGTCGTAGACATTCCGAATATGACTGCGACATATCTTGATTATCTATATCAAAATACAAAGAACCCAATCTCACTGCATCATCTATGTTGGAAGTATTGTAATGCCAGATTGACGTATATAAGCCGGTATTATTATTCTCTTCCCTAAATGAATTGATGTCATCAAGATCTAAGAATACAGGATTGTCACCATCTTTAACCCTTATAACCCTAGATAAAGACGGCACATATTTAGCTATCTCAACTTTTCTCCACTGATGCAGATACTTGTCAGGATCTGAGGGTACTTTCATTTTATTACAGCCTTAATTTCTTCCGCATCAATATTAACATGAATTGGATCTTCTGTAAAATTATCTGAATGAGTCCTATGATAAACGGACTCTTTAATAATCCAATCAAGAATACTAATTAGATGATATCTATTAGCTATTCTTTGACTCTTTGTCTTTTCTCCACTTTTCATTTATAAGTTCACTATCTTCAATATAAGAATGTATTTTACTAGCAACATTGTCTGCAAGATGGACAATATAATCTAGATAAGTTATAGGGTAAGTTTCTGGCACCGGAGACCAAGGGCCCAAGTGACATCTAACTAGTCTAAGTATAGTATGAACAGCCTCTTCATTCAAGAATAGGGTAGTAGAAGAACCATCTGTAGAATACTCTTTATCGTACTCTATAGCTTTCTTAACTAAAGCCTCAACAGTGTACGGGTGCATCGGATCATAGTGAAACATGTCGTCATCACTGGAACTAATTCCCTTGGTTACATCATGGAGAAGACATGCAGCCATAACCATATCTCTCTCATCTGAAGTAACGGTATAAGAATCACATATAGATCTAGCCACTCTTACAACACGCTTTGTGTGCAAAAGATTTCCACCCTCACCATGCTCATCTGGCGGATGATACTTGCCAGAAAAACTAGAGGGAATAGTCCAAAAAGACTTTGCTTTCAGCATTACAGATCTAACAAAAGATTTTACTTCATCATTCTCAATATAGTTTATTTCCTCTAAGATATCTTTTAGAACATCATTTTCTTGATCTTCAAAATTATCTGAACCAGATTCAATAATTTCATCTAACATATTTTTAGCCATACTATCTCCAACCATTCCACTTTGAGCAAGGCTCATCAAACGGACACTTTTTACAATAAGGAGTCATTCCTCTTCTAGGAACAAAAACTTCTTTTTCAAATATTACGTCACCCCAATACTCAACAGAGTCAACATCTTCTTGGCTAATATCATACTCGTTGAACTTTAGGTTATCTGACAAAAGATCTATGTAACCAAAATGGGTATCTGCAGCTTTGGAAGGATGACGATTTTTAAAACCAATATACATCGTCGCAAAATCTACCTGATACATAAACCTATTGGCATTTCTATAGTTGAACAAAAACTTTACAACATAGTTTTTTCCATTCTTATGGTAAATTAAATCAAAGGTATCTTCAACTCTAACATTTTTATTTACTACAGCAACATAGTCTTCGCTAATAGCTATCGGTATCATTTCATAGTCAGAATATTTCTCATGAAAATTCAGGAGCACTGACGAAGCTTTAGTTGTTAAACTAGCAACATTGCCGTAAGCGCTTTCGTGTTGCTCTGTTATTATATCATAAGAATCCATATTCTTAGGAAACCACAACTTCTCCCACCGATTCAATATTGAAGAAAAAGACGGAGAAATACCAGCTTGCTTCTTGTACCAAAAGTAATACAATATATTTTTAATTGTTTGCTCAAACCTAATTGTATAAATATCTCTAGAGTACAACTTCTCTGAAAGCTGTTCTACATACCTATAGTCATACAATCTTTCACAGGTCTGAAAATCTTTTATGGCATCTGTAGTTAAAGATAACATTAGTCAAATCCCTCTCCATTTAAAAGATCATTAAAAGCAGATGACTCTGAATAAGAACTATCTCCAACAACTTCATAATCTTCATAAATTTTCTTACTGTCAACATAACGAACCAAAGGAGGATCATAAGTAAAAGAAGAGCCAGTAATCCTATTCTTAGGTATCTGTAGCTGCATTATGTTCTCATCTTCAGTATCGTCATCGGTTGCTAAGCGCTTCTCTGTTATGAAGATAGTGACGGCACACTTCTGTTGAATGGCTAGCGAACCACCGGTATCAGACTGCTGAACAACCTCTCTTTTCTCTTTCATTCTATTTGAATTCTCTTGAGCAGTAATTATTAAGACACAATTCATGTCTCTAGCAAGCTTCTCAAGCTTAACCATCATCTCCTCAAACTCACCCCAACGAGGTTTACCTTTGCCGCGCGTGAACATAGACTGAATAGTATCTATAATCACCACATCGGGAGTTGGCGCATCTGACCCAACCAGCTCTCTAAGCCATGACTCTAAATCCTCAAAATAAGGAGTGTCGGGATCATGTCTAACCATAAGACGATCACCCCATTGAGATAACTTCTCCTGAAAAATTCTTATGTTCTCTTTTTTCTGCTGCTCAGACCACTTATCTGCTTCCGAGTAAACATTCTGACCTAAAATTTGAGTCATTAATATTCTTTCCCAGTGACCTATAGCCTCTTCAAAATTAACGTAAAGAACACGATAATTATTATCCAGCCAGTGATTAGCTAGACACTTAGCAAAAGTGCTCTTACCCTTACCTGAGGGGGCTATGACAGCATGCACAGCCCCCTTAAAGAAGCCGCCCTCATCCGTATAACCCATGGCTCTATTCAAGGACTTAAATTGTGTTGGAACAAAGTCTGGTATATCAAGAAGTTTTACTGCTCTACTAGAGATATCATTAGCAGTGGTTATATCTTCAAAAGGATTTCTTTTTACAAGGGACTCAATCTCGTTGATTTGAGAAGTCAAGAAACTAATTCTTGCTATATCCTCATCACTACGAAGACCCTTTTTAGATATTAGTAGACGAAGCTCATCTAAATAATTAGACTGCTTCTTCTTACTTGCCTTATGCTTAACAAGCTCAGCTAAAGACTCTTTGCTTGCAGTCTCTAAATCAGATATATAAGACATCATTACACCGACACCCTCAGATCCTCCAAGGGCAGCGTAAATATCGGTCTCGTCTGAAAGCCACAGCTTAAATGCGTTGGGATCCACCACGTCTAAACCAGTAGACCTATGATAAGAAACTAGAGCAGAGTAAAACTCGTGAATACCTTTTTCCCCATGAACAATTCCGACAATATCATCAGGTAGATTCTTGTTGAAAAAAGATATTGCACCCTGCTCCTTAAAGCAGAGTGCGAATACCTGATACTCTAAGTTTGTCTCTTGAACATCCAGCTCTTCATCTATTGCCATCAAGTTTAGAGTCCTTCATTCTTCTATATGCTTCTTTTCGATACTCTGAATTCTTCTTCTTCATTTCTTTATAGAAGTCTGAATTAATCACAGAATACTTTTTCCTAGGAATACGTGGCTCAATTGGAGTATCTCTTATAGCATCTAACATTCTATCATAAACGCTCTGCTCAGTCAGAGAATCGTTATACCTAAATACAACAAGAGCTATTCCATTATCCTTACAATACTGAACTTTCTCTTCGTCTCTTTTCTGAGCCTGCTCAAAATCATATTTAGAATCATAAAATCTACTTGTGAAGTAGAAATGCTGACGACCATGATACTCTGCAGCGAGTTTAAATCTCGGACAATAGACATCAAGCTTCATCTTATTTCCAATATGAAACTCATTAACAACTTCCTCTCCAGGAAGAAGCTTTTTCATAATGTTAGTTAAAGCTGTCTGACCTCTTGACATCTTTTTTCTTGATTCTTTTAACCAAGAAAGACCAAGATGGTTGATCATACTATTAACCTCTTTTACGCTTACGTCAAGCTCAGAGGCTATAGCAGATATTGAGAGGTCGCTATCAAAAAGAAGGTCCGTCAAAAAGTCTAAGTCATCGGGATCAACTTTTTTGTAAGTCTTCCGATTCTTGTTCATGATACTTTTTGCTTATGCCCCTTACTTAAAGTCAACATCTTACCAAGATCTATGACTGAAACATTAAGATTCTTCCAAACCTTAGGTAACAATCCTAAACCAAAAACACCACAGTCAAGTAGACAGTAGTCCAACTCACCATCAAGCTCCGCAAGCTGCGCATAAACGTCATCAACCTTATTGTAGTAGTTAGAATAAGGGATGCTGATTACGTGAATATTGTGTCCAAAATGTTTTGCAGCCATTTTCTTATCATGAAATGTCACGATAGCAGACTTAGAGTACTTGATATAAAAATCTGATATAGAAGATATAACATCTCTATCATTTAGATAATAGTATTCAAAAATATTTGAATAGTAATACTCACCGCCTTTATGTAGGCCTATCTTATAGTGTCTATTAGCTTCTATGTCTGACTGAAGCGAATGGGACACAGCCTTCATGATGTTCTTGTCATTAGCCTTCAACGAAGTAACAACGTTCTTGGCAAAGAAGTTAGGAAAAGAGTTCTCGCTATTCTTACTCAAGGCAACTATAGAAGCCTTGGGTACATTTATGTACGCAAACTTTTGCTTATTGCTCATTGCATAAGTTAAATTTATTAGTGAGTGCTTAGGATCTAAAAAAGTCATTTTTACCCCTATCAGTTTTCGATTAATGAACTCCAGTTAATTAAAACTGGGTTTTCATCTACAATTGAATTAATATGATCTAAGTTGTGGAACTTACCACCATCTATATTCGAATATCTTTCGTATTTAGACTGCTTGTCTTCGTCTCTTATATATCCCAGATGCTGCATGACAAGATTGGAGTCGGTCCAAAAGTTTCTTGCGCCTATCCAATTTCTAACATAGGTAGGCTCAGAGCCACATGCTAGCTCCCTATTCAAGAATGCCCCATCCTCCATATACCTAAATATACGAGAGCTATTTGTAGGAGCCCAAAGCTTATCTACCCTATACTGATGCTCGTTCCACATGTGATAAAAGCGAACGTTTACCACATCGAAAGGAGAATTATCTAATACATCAGATATAGGCATATTTCCTGTATGAAATAGCTTCTCATCGCAATCAATTGCGATAACCCAGTCACCTACGGAAGCAAACTTAGAGAGATTTGACCACGCAAATGCTCTTAGTTTTCCTTCGTGAACGTTAAATAATTGCTCCGGAGTTCTAAACACTTCTGCATACTGAGAAGCTATTTCTGGAGTGTCATCATCAGAACAATCATCAGTAAATATTATCTTATCTACTTGAGTAGATAATCTTTCCAGTACGTCGACTAGAAATCTTGAAGATTCATTTCTTCCTATCATTTGTGCATAGATCATTTTACCTCACATCTACGCCATAGGGGGGAGGGCGTTAACCCTCCCCCCTTCCAATACGACAAATTAGCTAATCAGTTAGACAGCTGCTGACGAGCCTGAACGGCAGTAATCCGATCAGTCTCAACATCCTTATAGATGAGCTCACCGTTAACACCAGTAACGGTACGACGATTGCTCATGGCAATTTTCTCAGCGGATGTCTTATTAGGAGCCTTAACGATTGCAGTTGTAGTAACCGTGAAGTACTTGTACTTATTCTCTGACATTATTAACCTTTCGGGTTAGTTTGTTGGGTAGTTAACAGCGATATACTCTATCGCATCTTGCATCGATGATGCAAGTTTTGTTGCCATATATTTTAGGTACACTCTAGAAGATGCTTGCGGTGAAGCGAAAACTATCACTGGTTGCCCGTGAAACTTTGCCCACGCCATCTCAAAGTCTGTACCTATATATTGACGATCTGAGATCATGTACTCTACGAGAATTATATCAGCTCTCTTCTGGAGAAACAAGTTCTTCTCAACAATTTCTTCAGGAGTCTCATAAAAAGAATCTGAAACCGTAGTAGGATCCAGTACATCATAGCCTCTTAGATGTAGCTCGTGAGTAGCAACCTTTCTCCACTCACGGCCATACTCTTCGTGACCTTCAATTGCACCTGAAAGAAAAACTTTTTTTGGCATGATCAATCTCTCTCTATACCTATCATATCACATGCATCTCTAAAAATCTCTCTGCTAGTAGAAAAATGTTGATCAGCGTGTCCGCCGACAGCAGAAGACTTATGCCAACTGTGACCTATAGAAACGGAACCATCATAGACTAAATTATAGCCTCTGTGTCTAGCAAAATACGAACACCACGTCTCCTCATAATAGTGAGGAGTTGGCAAAAATGCACCGACTGCATTAGGGAACATTTTACGATACTCTGGATCATTAGTTAACGCATCCCACACAGAGCGCCTAATAAAATAGGCTGAGCCAGAAACTGTCACACAGTTAATTCTATCCCTATAGAGTTCATCTCCAGGATCATGCTCTCTCCAACCCCTATGTTTAGGAGCAGTATTCGTACCAACTATTCCAGCATGAGTTATGAAACCGTTTTCATCTCTTTGCTTTGGTCCAAGTATATGTATATCTTCGTTCTGATCAAATATGTCTTGTATCTTTTTAACATCAGAAGATGACATCCAAACATCTGAATTTAATAAACCTATTATTTCAGAAGTAGAATGATGTGCCATATTATTGCAGGCAGAAGAGTAGCCAACATTTTGATTTTGAAAATACCTAGATATCTCGTATGTTAAACCGTTCTGCATGATCCAATCATGACTGTTATCACTAGAACCATTATCCGCTATATTTAACGTCCAACATCTATTGCCCTGATTTAAATCAGAGTGTAGACAATCTAGAAATCTTTTCAGAAGGTCTCTAGTATTATAGTTAACTATACAAAGGTCTATCATATAAATCTCCTATCAACAGCCATACCGAAAGCATCTTCTGGATCTAAGCCGTCCAATATCATATAGGAAAAAAATATTTGTGCCTCTAATATTTCTTCAGAATCAAAGAATTCCGTAAACCTATTCATGTACTGCTGAAAAGTTGTGTAGCTATTACCAGACTTCTTCTTCTTGTTCGACATAATGTGTTTCATTTGATTGAATCCTAATGTCATCAGCTATATCTCTCCAGGCTTGAGCCGTTGATTCATCTGCTTGTTCAGACCCAAGTATATCACAAGTCTCTGCCAAATACATCAACGTACTATACGGCATAACAACAACTGCATCTCCTGGGAGCATTTTGCTGTTGTGCTTTTTCTTTAACTTACTCATTTTCCTTTTCCTGTTTTTCTACCCTATGTAAAGAAACTTCACTAGTATCCGGCTGATAAGTGATAAAAAATATCTTCTTATCCTCTTCTGTCTGACCCTCTGGAGGAGGGCTATCATGAGCTATCTTAGCAGAAGAACAGCCATACACTTGACTGTGATTATCATAAACCACTAAATAGTTGAGTTTAGATGCGGGCATATGGCACCTCTATGACTTTAACTGAACTTGATTCCAAAAACTCTTTCACCTTACTCCAGTCAGAGTATGTGTCATCCTTTAAATGATACACCTCTTCAATGGTTGAGTTGCATATCATTTTAGCACAACCGAAGCACGGGGGTCCATTTACATAAAGTTTTTTAGCCCGAGAAGAGTAGTCCGAATGAAGGAAAGCATTAGCTTCTGCGTGTATAGCAATACAATTATCATACACAGATCCACTAGGACTATTCTCTATATACCTAGGGCATCCGCCATCTTCGCAATGAACACTTCCTTTGGGGCCACCATTGTATCCGACACCAACTATGTGGCCCAAATTATCTACTAGAACTGCACAGTATTTCTTTTTACCACACGTAGAAAATATTCCGGCAGCAGAAAGACACAGCTGCATGTATTGAACATCTTTTCTAGAAATCATACTATAGCAGAAGAGACAGTGCTGCGGCAGCGCCGGTAGCTAGAGATATAGCAACGGATAAAATCTTAGTAGTCTTATCTTGTGCAACCTGATTTAAAAACTGCATTCCTATACACCAGTTCAGCATGAGTGTAAATATAATTGTTTTTATAACAGTATCCATTATCACTGCTCACATAGCAACATGAGACTCACAGGAAACTTGGGTGTTATAAGATCTTTTACCGCCTGTGCGTACTCTTGAATTTCTTTTTGGGAATCTTCCTGCAGTCTCTGATTCAAGAAAAGGGCTATAGATTGCAAGCTACACGACCAACGATAAACAACGTGCATTCCGTAGGCGGCCAAGAAAAGTCTTGCCTGCTCAGGGGCAACGCCATTACTCATCGCGGAGTTGTATAGCTCCTCACCCTTTTTGACATACTGCTCCAGCTCCTCCGTCAAAAAAGAACCGGTAAAAGGATCTACAGGACCACCAGATCCCTGCTTTTTATCATCTGCCGCTAATCTCCACTGGTCTTTCGTCGGTATGTAAAACTCTGGATCCATAGTAATATATCTTCTAGATGACTCATTCCAAGAATCCATAGTATGATCAGAACCAACCACATACTTCCAATGCTGTCTGGCAACCATTATGGGAGCTTTAAATTCAAAGGTAGCAAATGCATGTCTGAAAGGAGACATGTGATTCTCTCTGACGAGAAACTCTAAAAGTCTTGCATCTTTTTGAGACATCTCTTCAGATTCTTTAGCAAAAGAAGCTCTAGCCGCATTAACAACAGACAGATCAGAACCCATGACATCAACTAATCTGACATAACCATTACCTAAAACATCTATACTCTTTACATCTTCATTCATCAAAGTCGTCACTATCTTCTCCTTCATATAACTCATCCCTATATTCTATCATACATTCATTAAAATCTTCACATATCTTATAAATGCAGCTCAATAAGGAGTGATATATGTTATCATCTCTAAACAATAAATCTTCTTTATCTTTAACATGTAAAAACAAAATCTCCGAAACATTAGATACAGCCTCCAGCAACGACTGCTGAACCAGCAGAAGCTCCTGAAGGGTAAACGTCTCTTCTTTCTTAAAAGATTCAGATATCTTTTTTAAATCTTCAGATGATATTATCTCACTAAATCTTTTCTCAAAATCTTCTGAGTTGGATTCCATAATCTCACTTAATAGGACACGCTCCGCCTTCACACTCCAAGTTGTCAAGAGAGAACTCGTTTATATCATCAATAAAAGTAATGTCTCTTATCTTAGACTCCATTTTACCATATTGCTCAGCTGAAATCTCCTCGTAGGGGGCTAAGGCAAAGCCGTGATCACTGTGCAGCAAGAATGAAACAGACTTCAATCTGTTCTTGTAGTTCTTCTTCATCCATTCCTGGATTTCAGGTAGCTCTTCTTTACGGTAATAAACTGTAACAGAGACATTGTTGTCAGCCCATTCGCTCTGAGCTTTTACAACCCACTCCAACTGCTGAACGGCAGTTAAGTCTTTAGCCAAAGTCGCATGCTCAGGGGTCTTACAGGGAAATGATACTACACAAACAGTGTGATTCTCTTTTCCATCAAGACCAATGTCATACTGAACATCGTAGCCTTTTTCTCTACAGTAGTTCACCAATGGATCACTACTACCCATGCGAACACGACGAATATAATACTCTGAGTACGCGGGGTGAATTCCCGGTGTGACACCAGCAAGAAGGCTTAGAGTTCCAGATGGCTTAACTGTTGTAAGCTTAATTGAAGGATTGATACCTAGCTCAGAAGACCACTCTTTATCGTAGTCTCTTAATGCCTCGTAGCATTCGCTAACCCAAGACAGCTGCTCCTCAGTAGACTGAAGCCAACCAGTTACACCCTGACCAAGTCTACGGTTTTTAGCAATAACGCTTTGAGACTTAGCGTACGGGTAAGCTAAAGTGGTGATAGCTTTTTGAGTTTTATAAAGAAGCTTACTCAAATCCATAAGCTCTTCTTTGCTTTCGATATTCGGCAAGAAGATCTCAGCTAAATTGCAAGGCTCACCATCCTCAAGACCTATTTCGCCACAAGGATTTGTTCCTATAACACCCTTGTCATTAACTTTTTCACCCAATCTACCATACTTGCGAATAAGATCACGGTTAATTAAACCATATGGCTCGCCAGATCCATCATAGCCTTTCCAAAATTCGTCAATTATCTCGTCGTAAGAGTCAGCAAAAATGGAGTTATTTGAGTTACCGCGCCATGCAGGGATATCTCCCTTTGACCAGTTCTTCGCGCGCAAATACAAGAAGTCATCTGGATCACCAATTGCTATTTGTGCTGAACGGCGTGCAGAGCCAGCAACCACGATCTTACCGATGATATTACAAATATCCAGGGCGTCAACGGAACGAATCTTTTTACCAACACGGGCATCAAGGATCTTACCTATATCAGCCATACCCTCGATTAAAACCTCTGGACCAGACGCAGTGCCGCCAAATGTTTTTAGAGCCGCACCATAACCTCTAATCAAAATTGTACTATAGGTAAATGACTTACCGGTGTGGAAGTAGCTTTCCAGAACTTTACCCAAAAGAGAGGACCAGCCCTGTCTTGAATCTGGAACTATAAAGTCTGCGTCGTTAGTCTTCTCATGTCGAATACTATCAACCTGCTTGACCTTCGGCATGTCGTGAACAACTGCTCTTTCAACAGTGAATCCGACTCCACCACCAACCATTAAATGATCCATAAGGAACTGAAAATCCTCAACCTTTGAAATGGTTGTCATCCAGCAGTTAACAAGTGAGACGCCGCTCATCTTTTCAACCAGTGGAGTCCCTAGCTGCCAAAGAGATCTACCTGCAAATATACCCTTTAAATTAAATATGTAATCAAATAATCTTTCAGCCTCTTCCTTAGTATAGTTAGCACCTATTGCCTGTGCGCCTTCTATACAGCGAGCAATGGTCTCGTGCCAGTACTCTTTTCTACCCAGATCCTCAACATCTCTTGAATATGTACGACGATAAACAATTTCCCCTAAACCATTAAAACCCCAAGGCGCTGTTTTGCCAATGTAGCTGTTTACAAAATCCTCACTAAGAATATTATTAGACATTTTTTACTCCCGATTTATTTACTTTGATTACGTATTTATTGTTTGTTTTAGCTAGCTCTGCCTTTTTAATCTTTAAGATCTGGTCGACAGTATAAACCTTATGTATTTCTCTCTCAAAAAAATAACCACTTCTCCAATTAGGAATACCATTCACATGATGCTTGTGATTCATAAAAATATTACAGATAACAGCACCGCCGTAAGCTCTAACAAGGTTAGAGATTTTATCTTTTACACCTGCCAAAGATTCTTCTCTGACAGTTTTATCTTCTTTCACATTTTCGTATAGCCAATTAAATGCTTGACGAGTCATTGGTAAAACATCTATTGGATCTATAACGCCTTCTGATATGATAATATTTCTTTTTTTAGAAATTTCTAAATCTTCTTTTAAAACACTTTTATATATATCAAACCAATCATCTCTATTGAATTGCTCCCACCTAGTACACCAAAAAAGAAGATTATGAGGAGGATCAGGTATTGGAACTTTTTCAGCCAGAGGAAGTATAGTAGCGCAAGCTATCGCTCTTTTCATCTGGTCTTTTGCTACATTCTCATTACTTTCTTTTTTAAGAAACAAATTCCATAAACGAACTATGTGCTCTTCCCACTCTATGTCAGCGACATACAATTTCAGATACTTATTGGCGACATCTATCGGAAGAACACTTTCTTCAACTACTGACTCAATATCTAATGACGACACTTACTTCCCTTATAATCTTAAATAAAACTACCAAAACTTATAAACTTGCTGATGAAAAGAATAACCCCGCCTAATGGCGGGGTCACTCTATAGATTTTCACCCGTGCATTATAGCACAGGGAAAGGTATTACGTGTAGCTTAAGCTTCAGCCTTTAAGGGTAGCTGCACTGCCGGGATCACCGACGCGTGTAGCAACAAACCCCTTGAGAACGCTGATAGCAGCTGCAACACCAGCTGTCGCGGCAGCCTTGAGCTCATCAACACCACCAACGGTGTAAATGGCCAAGAAAGCCTGAGCCGCTGTCCAAGCTGCTCTTTCTATTACGTCTTTATAAAGTTTATTCATAATTTAACCTCTTTAACTATATTGTTTACGTATTAGCTTCTCTATAAGAAGATGAAAAGTTAAGCCTAACCACGCTCCTATAAATATGCTCCCTGTGCTCGGTTTTTCGGTTAGTCTCCAGAAAGACCTAGTTAGAGTTTCGATCTTACTGGACTTTATAGCATAAATATCATATGCCATAATACCCAAGACCAATGCTACCCATCCATAAACTCCGCTTGTTCGATCCTTGGAATCTAAAACAAGTGGTCCAGAGAATATATCAGAGAGCTTTGGCCGAAGGAACCCCTTGGAACTCTTGAACTCTATTTTGCCCATACTCATTGTCATAACCTGTAGGATAAGCCTCACCATATCCTGCGGTGAAGACAACAGCACTTTGAACACCACTAAAGGCAGCTGGGATAAAGTAGCCAAATGAACTTGGCGCCCCTTGAGCCTCGGTTCTCTGAGCATGACCGACACCGGTCATGACATTAGCTGAGTCTACACCATCAAAGATATAATTGTTATAGCTGTACTCAGAGAAGTACTGATTTGCTTGACCAAAATCTCTTGGGAAAGCAACAGAACCCTCTAGACCCTTGTACTCATATGGTCTAAATCTAGCACCCTCATACGTGGCACTGCCGTCTGGGAATGTGCCTGAGAGAGGATGAACATAGAAAACAGATCCCGTAAACAGTTGTGACAGGAACAGGTTGCCAGGATGACGGCCTGTACCAGCAACATGATGATTATCGGGAGCACCGTCAAGTACATGGTCTGTGCTGTACAGTGGATAGAAAGAATAGGTGCCGGTACCCTTTGCTTTGCCGGTCATAGTTGTATATGGGTTGACCATATTAACAGTACTACGACCCTTTAAGACTGGTCTAGGACCTACGTAAAATGTAGCCATTTCTTATCTCCTTATAAAACGGTATGATATATATAGTAATTTAAAAACTTGTTTTCCCCACTTTAGTTATACTCAATTATAAGATCACTCAAAACCGGAGCAGTCTTATCATCAAGCATACTTAAAGTAACCTCTATCCAAACACTATTAGAAGCTCCAGGATTAGTCAAAGAATAAACCCCTCCAT